CGTACATATTGTTGAATCGACACTGACATTATTGGAAGGTGAAGGGAAATCAGATTCGGATGTACATCCGGAGATGTGTTTGCATCCTAAAGAAACATTGCAAGACGCAAGAACAATGGGATTTCCAACTCGATGGAGATGTTCTCAGTGCAGTGATTATTTAGATATCGCAAACGAACAGATGCCCCAGAGAGGGGAACAGGAGATTAACTGATGGCTGTTCAAGGAATAATGGATGCTAGGATAATGTTGGGGGGGTACGAATATACAAGTTTTTCTAATTCGTTGTCCACAGACTATGGTGTTGAAGTTTTAGATGTTACTGTGTTCGGCAATACAACGAGGACCAATCGTGCTGGTCTTCGTACTTTTAGCTTTTCCGTGAATGGCTATCGGGATGACGGAGCAACCACTCCTTTCGGGGATTCTGGGGGAACTGCGTATTCTCGAATAGGAGCGGCTAGAGAAGTGTTTTCATTCGCTCCTGTCGGTACAGCAGACGGCCAACGGTCGTTTACGATTCGTGGAGTGAATGGATCTTATAATCCTTTATCGGGATCGGTTGGAGATCTTCTCCCTTTTGAGTTGACTGGAAGTGCTGCTCATTCCGAATTAATTAAAGGCGTTGTTGAGGGTGTCGGCGCGAAAACTGCGACAGCCAATAGTACTGGAACACAGATTGGAGCATTGTCAGCTACGCAGACTCTATACGCAGCTCTCCATGTTACAGCGTTCAGCGGGACCTCACCTACATTGGACATAAAAGTTCAAAGTGACGATAATTCCGGTTTTTCTTCAGCGACGGATCGAATTACGTTTACTCAGAATACTGGAAGCATCCAATCGCAGTGGGGAAGTGTGAATGGGGCTATTACTGATGATTATTGGAGGTCGGTAATGACAATCGGAGGAAGTGGTCCTTCATTCACGGTGTATATAACTCTAGGTATTGGAAGTCTGGCTGTATCTTAAAGGAGGATAGGTGAATGGCAACTTTTGTGTATACTGACGCTTCAGTCGTGATCAATTCAGTGGATCTGAGTGATCATGTTAAGTCTTGCTCTCTGAATTATGAAGCTGAAATGCTTGATGACACAGTGATGGGCGATACGACTCGCTCGAACATGGCAGGGCTGTTGAATTGGTCGATTGATGTCGATTTTCTGCAAGACTTTGCATCAGCGAAAGTCGATGCAACATTGTTCACTCTAGTCGGGGCGGCAGCATTCGCTGTAGTATTGAAACCCACCAGCGGGTCTGTGTCAGCAACAAACCCATCGTTTACTGGCACTGCGGTTTTGGAATCATACCCCCCTATGACAGGAGGGGTTGGTGACCTTGAAACAGTGAGCGTAACATTCCGATCTGCGGGAACGTTGGTTAGAGCTACATCATAAACTGAGTGGAAATGAAGGGAGGTATGTCCCTCCCTTCATTTTTTTAAAAGTTCCTGTAACGCTCGCTTCTCAGCCTCCGTTACAAGGAATAGGAGAGTATATTATGTCCAGCCTTAAATCTCGTGAATTAAATATTTTTGTAGAAAAGGGTGTTGAGTCTAAGCCCCGGTATCTTCGATACGATTTTAATGCCCTCGCTGATTTTGAACAGATTAATGGTATGGGTCTGGGCCAATTGTTAGCAATGAAAGCCGTATTTGGAACAGCTAGAGCGATGTTGTGGGCTGGCTGTAAGGGAGATGATCCGTCACTGACCCTTATAAAAGCAGGAGATTTGGTTGGATCGTACGTTCGCGCTGGCGGGACAGTGGATACAGTTCTTGGTAAATGTTTTGAAGCTGCTTCGGCTCAAGGAGCTATAGGTTCACCGGCACCAGAAGAGGGAGATGGTGAAGACGATGAATCGGGAAACGTATCCCCACCCACTCCGACAGCGTCAGCAGAAGCCTCCAAACGTGGGGCGAGTGGATCGAAGAAGCCAAATCCATAGCATTCGGGCCATTGGCCCTTAAGCATGATGAACTGTATCGAATGACCCCACAAGAATTTCAAGATCTTTCAGTGGGATGGAATTGGCGAGAACAGCGTCGAGAAGAAGTTGAAGCTAAATATGTCACAATTCTTGCTAATGCGGGTGGGAATTTAAAAACACGCTTACGTATTGAAGACGTACTGGGCCGTCACACTATGCGTCAGACAAAAGATATAAGCGAAAAGAGGAAGATATTGGCTGAACGACGGAAGAAGCAGGATATCTAAATGGCCTTACAAGAAGAAGTAAGAATAAGGTTTGTCGCTGACACAGCAGCATTTGGGGCCGGGATAAATAATGCCTCAAAGAAGTTATCTCGATTCGGGACGAGGTCTTTTTTCCTGGGGTCTCGTATAACGGCAGGTATAGGTTTGCCTATCGCTCTTCTGACAAAAGCGATAGTCGGGATGGGGGCTGCATTCGATCAAGCCATGACCGAATCCTTGGCCATCATGGGGGAAGATGGAAACAGATTACGTACACAGATGGAAGACACCGCTAAATCCATCGCTCTCCAGACTAAATTCTCTGCAACAGAAGCTGCACAAGCCTATTTCTTTCTTGCATCGTCTGGACTAACCGCTGCTGAATCGATGGCGGCGTTGCCCGTCGCGGCTCAATTCGCGCAAGCCGGTATTATTAAACTTGAAAAAGCGACTGAATTACTATCCGATGCCTATATTACATTAGGGTTGCGATCCAGCGATCCAATTGAGAATATGGAGAATATGCAGCGGGTAGCTGATGTTTTAACAGAAGCTAATAACCGTGCGCAAGGTTCTATCATTGAATTTTCTCAAGCATTGACCAACCGAGCAGGTGTTGCATTCCGAGTCTTTGGTATTTCAGTCGAACAAGGGGTGGCAGCTCTCGCGGCCTTCGCCGAACGAGGAATTAAGGGACGGACAGCAGGTCGTCAACTGTTCATCGTTATCCGTGACTTGCAACGTGCATTTATAAAAAACACAAAAGAGTGGGATACGCTGGTTGGACCAGGAGCTGTTTTTGACCGAACTACAGGTGAATTTAAAGACCTTTCTGTTATTATTGGGACATTAGAAAACAGTCTTGAAGGATTGTCTGACATAACGAAAAAGCAAAAACTTCAATTACTGGGTTTTCAAGAACGGTCTCTCCAAGCAACGCTCGCTCTTGTTGGGGCCAGTCATCGAATTAAAGAATTCTCTGGGTGGATGGAGAAAGCAGGCGGTGCTACGCAACGGGTTTCTGAAAAACAGATGACATCGTTTACGAACCAACTGGGTTTGGTGTCAGAACGATTGAAACAAGTCGCCATTGATTTGTTTGACGCCTTTCGACCAACGATTGAGAACCACGTTCTCCCGATGGTTCGGTCTTTTATCAAAAAGATACAAGATCTTACTTCATGGATAAGCACGTTATCGAGAAGAAGTAAGATACTGATAGTTAATTTCTTGGGTTTCGGTGTAGCCCTAGGCCCAGTGATTGCAGCTATCGGAGCTCTCAGCTTAATATTAATCCCTGTAGTATCAACATTCAGGATACTTTCCGTGGCGGTAACCGTATTAAAAGGATTTATCGCCGTACTTGGAACCCAATTTTTATTGCTTGCTCAGCGAACGTTTGCAGCGGGAGCGGCAATTGAGTTAATCGGAACTCAAATGGCGTTTTTAGGGTCTGTCACGACGAAACTCTCAGCGATTTTTTTAAGATACGGAAAAATTATTGGTGTGATTGTGCAGGTCGCTGCAGCGCTGGGCGCGGCCTTCGTCGCTTGGAAATGGGTAGGATCTAAAGCAGATGAATCTGCTTCAGAAATGAAGAATTTATCCGATCAAATAGGCATTACTCACCACAGATTTGTGGAATTAATTGCAGCCTATAAAGACCTTTCTGCTAACACGGACCGTACCGAAGATCAGAACGAGCGGTTAGCGCATACTATAAACATGTTGGCTGCCGCTACTGGTACGACGACTGGGCTATTTCAGGAGCAAGCACAAGATGCCAAAAAGCTTGCCGAGTCGTTGGACGCCATCGCTGCGGCCACAAAGTCAGTTGGCGCTGGGCAAATCGAATTGCTTAGGTCAAGAAGAGCTATGGCTCAAGCGTCATTTGATGAGGCTCAAGCCGAGAAGAAACGGCTTGAGGATCTCATCAAAGGGGCATCGATGGACCCCTCTTCAGGTAGATCTGACGCCCGTTCAAGACCAGCAGAGAATAGGAAGGCAGAAAATCTTAAAGCATCGATAGAAGCATTCAATGAATGGACGAGAGTGGCGGGAGAAGCTGCACTAGCAAATAGTAATTTAAGCAAGGAAATTCTCGCATTAGCAGCTGCAACGGGTAATCTTTCCGATGCGGAGATGGCGCGACATGAAGCGAATGAAGCCCAGGTTGATAGTGAAAAAAACCAAATTGAAATAGAAAAACAGCGTGTATTAGCCAATGCCGCTTATACTGAGAGCGTTCATGACATTGCCGATTCGTTGACGGGTCTGGCTGACGACGACATGATGAAACTCGTCGATGCGTGGGAACTGGTAACGGAAGCGGGACATGTCGATGCGGAAGCTGTTAAGCTGTTATGGGCCAGGTATGAAGGAATGCGAGAAGGGATCCAAGACCTTCCCCCTGCCTTGGAAGAGGCAACACAAGCCTTTATTAAGCAAGCTGAAGCTATTGCATTTAACGAATCTACTATTGGTAAATTTCTCCTATCCATGGAAGGTTTTGACCCGATTGCGGATGAGTTGATTGCTGATCAAGATTTAATAATTAAGAAGTTTAACGAATTAGACAAAGCAATGGATCCCAGGTTCTTTGAAGAAAATGGGACCATGTTGGAAACGTTGGCAGACCATTACAGCAGTACACTGGCACCTGGAATAAAAGAAATAATTGATCTATACTTAGAATGGAAGATAGCGTCAGAACAGACCTCTGACAGCGTTGTTGCAGATGTACTAAGGGCTTCTAATTCCGTCACTGAAGTGACCGACCGGATGAGAGCCAGTATGATGGATAAACAGTCCGAACTGGCTGTGTTTTCGTTAAACGCACAAGATGCCGAAATTTATGGACTGAAAAAAGGTTACAACTCGATGGTGTTGTCCCACACCAAAGCTATAGCTACGATGGAAAGTAATATCAATCTTCTGACTGGGGTTCGGCAGACGGCTGCCAGAGAAGAATTAGCCCAATATAGATCAGATTCTGCAATAATGCTAGCTGCCGAGAAACGGATAGGCAGTCTACGTATGTTGGCTCGTTTGGATGTGGATCAAGAGATACTGAGAAATCATAAGAAATTAACTCAGAAACAATTAGACAATTTAATAGAATTTCAATTAGAAAATTTAAAAGAATACGAAGATTACTACCGACGTATTGAAGCCATAAGATCTGCATCTGCATTGTTCAGCGAATTATCGCAAGTATCCCCGCAACTGGCAGGAGTTGCAAACGTATTGGGTGATCTGTCATCGTCTACGAACTCGTGGCTGGTGAACATACAATCTTTCAAAGACGAAACGGCAACGAGTTGGGATAAAGTGACGGCATCCATCGGTGCGGCGACAGACGCTGTGGCAGCATACAATGCTATCTCCCAGATTGAATCCAGAGAAGGAAAGGTAGCGTCAGGGGCATATGCCGGGGCGCAAATGGGGTCGGTTTTCGGAAGAATCGGAACTGTCGTAGGTGGAATAGTCGGAGGTGTCGCAGGCCTATTCTCAAAAGATCCAGGGTGGATGGATGTCCGAAAAACAATTAATTTGAAGTGGGGCCTCAATGTTTCTGACGAATTAGCGAAGAGTATTGAAGAGACATCGAAAAAGATAGGAAGTGACCTGGGAGGGATGCTGTTCCATATCAGCGAAGTTATAGAATCTTCGGGCGGTCTCTCTGTCAGTAATATTGGTTTCTGGGTACGTAATGTTAGAGATGCATTTTCTCTGATTGATCAAGGAATATACACTACTGCCGAAGCAGCACGAGCCTTAGACGCCTCTTTCGGTGATTTGTCTGACGCAGGTATTGGTCTGGGTGGAATTATACGACAAGACGTTTTTGAATTGATGTTGTTGGACGACGCATTTGGCACCAATTCTGAAGCTATTGATAAGTTTAAAGATGCCATGAAGGATAAAGCTTTGGCAGGATTGGATTTGTTCACGGAAGGAGTGACAGCAACTCGGACGAAATTTGAAAAAGAGTTCGACGCGAAAATATCAAAAGTAAGAGAATTAGGCATAGCGACTGAAGAAGAATTACTCGCAATGCAAGACAACTTCCATGGGTTGTTGACCAAGGGAATAACGCCAGATTTCGAGAATCTGGAAACAGCCGTAGAACAGGCTTTCTCACTCATGGTCGCGGAAGGAAAGACGTTAGGCCAGATCCTTGGCGCATTAGGAAAGCCTCTCGATGAATTAGGCCTACTCATGACCAATCTGGGTTTGAAATCAGGTATGACAGTAGGAGTGTTGCTGCGGTTCAGAGAATTCTACAAAGTCAATGATGATTTAATAAAGAAAATCGAAGGGTCCAGGCTGATGATGGAAGGGCTTGCTAATTCAGGTTGGCTGACTAAGCAGTCCTTTGAGTCATTCGGAAAGATCGCTGGCCAACAACTGAAGGATCTGACGACGCGAGGGTTGGAATCGGATGAAGCATTACTGTTAATGGTACCTTCGTTACAAAAGATTTTGAAAGCATCAGAGCTATATGGATTCGATATTGATGCAAATACTCAATCAATAATAGACCAAGCTAAGGAAAAAGGATTATTAGGCGAAAAGTCTATAAGTGCAGATGAGAAGATGCTTCTGGCCACCGAGGGAATTGGCGATGCAGTAAGAGCATTAGTCTTACTCTTCCAGACTGCGCTCCCCGATGCAGTGGCAGCGTTAGGGATTACAACCAAAAGTACTGCATCGGATATGGCAAAAGATATAGGCGAGGCGGCTGTAAAAGTACAAGATAGTTTGGATAGCATTGAATTTAAACACTTATCCAGTCGTTTAACAATTGAATACAACGACGCTACGGGTGACTACTGGTGGGGTGTGGATGACCCTATGGATACGAGCACGTATACTGGACAAGCTCAGAGCTACGCTAAAGGGGGGTTGATTACCAGACCAACACTTGCCATGACAGGCGAAGGGGGAGAGTCTGAGTTGATTGGCCCAGTCGGGTTCATGTCCAAAGCGTTAGAAGGGGCTATGAAGCAAGCAGGTCCTTCCGATACTGAACGAGAAATGTTACTTGAACTGCACGGATTGCGGGGCGACCTTCAAATATTACCGATTCACCTTCGAGATGCAATTATCTTAGCAGGATAGTATGACTGCAATAGCCCCAACTGTATCAATAGAAGTTACGCTGCAAGGGTGGTTAGTCGGGATGGTAGGTTTCAGCGAATTGGGAGAGACGACCACCGTCACCGGCGTAGTATCAGACATTACCGTCGATGTTAATAATGCTTCCTCTATTCAAGTCATGTACGGAATTGGTGGGAATGGGCCTTTAGATCGAATCGCTCAAACAGGTACTATGACTTTTTCGTTGAATAATGCAGCGAATAACTCCGGTGGTGTTATTGGTTACTATTCTCCCGGCCATGCAAATGCCCGAGGTGGATGGGACCTAGGTTTACTGTGCAAGTTGAAGTTAACGTATGGCGGCGTTACGTATTATAAATTCGCTGGCAATTTAATCTCTATCGAACCAGACGCAGGATTGCATGGCCGTCGCTCAGTTATGTGTACAGCCGTCGATTGGATGGACGAAGCGGCTCGTGCGAAAGTGAAGGATGTCACTGTTCAAACGGATACAAGATCAGATGTATTAATAGATTCGTTGGTGACAAATTCAGTCACTAAACAACCAAGCGCTAAATCCCTTGACACAGGCCAGTCAACGTTTGCATACGCATTCGATAACTTATTGGACGCGCAAACAACAGTACTTCGTGCAATGGCTGACTGTGTGATTTCTGAATTAGGGTATCTCTACATCAAAGGGGATACAACGCAAGGGGGAACATTAAAATTTGAAGACCGCCATGCACGACCGAAATATGGGGTATCTGATGCGTCGTTCAGTAATTCTATGATGGGGTTGAAGGTTAAGAGAATTAGATCCGATATCATCAACAGAGTCTATGTAGTCGTCCATCCTCGGACAGCAGATACGTCTGACAGCGTATTGTATGAGTTAACCACTACATCTTCCGTTCCGTCAATCTCTCCCGGCGAATCGTTGGATATTATCGCCCCTTTCAGAGAAGCAACGATCAATGCGTATCGTATCGCAGGGTCATCAGTGGTGTCCCCTCGTTCGACAACAGATTGGCTGGCGAATTCAGAACGTATCGGTAGTGGGGATGATCTTACGTCTCAAGTTGTTGTGACGCATTCCAACGTATCCGCGAACAGTGCGACATTTCATATCCAAAACAACGCATCGGTGACAGCGTGGATTGTCAGACTACAAGTTGTCGGGAGAGCCTTAAAAGATGTGACAGAGACCGTGTTTTCTGCTGTCAGCTCTTCGAGCCAAGGAACTTATGGAGAGAACGATGTCCGTATTCCTATGCGTTATGAATCGAGCACTGGTTCATATGCTTCAGACATTGCCCATTGGATTTTGAATACTACAAAGAATGCGAGATATGTTATTTCTGAATTCTCTTTAGCCAGCAATTCCAGTGATACATTGATGACACAATCCCTTGTAAGAGAACCTGGTGATAAGATATCCATTGCTGAGTCTGTGACCGGTATGTCGCTTTTGGATGGTGATGACGTTCAAATTGGGTATTTCATTAACGGAGTAAAAATGGTAATCACCCCAGGAGGTATTGTGAAAACTTCATGGGTGTTGGCTCCCGCAGACCAGCAGGCAGCATGGGTCTTAGATCAAGTGGGTGCCAGCGAAATGGGATTCTCCACTAATTTAGGATTTGCATAATGCCAATTATACAAGGTCCGATCCAAGGACATGCCCACAATGGTGTGAAGGATGTCGATACGTATCGATCAACACACACGGCGGCAATGGTATCCGCAGGAAAAGATGTCTATGAAATTGATATACCCAGAGAGGCCTATATCAATCACGGTCGATGGGTTGTAGATTGCACATGTAACGGCGCAGGGTTGACCAGCAGAAGTTTCGGTGTTGCTTGTTGCTTTGACTGTGGTCGAGTCTATACCGAAATTGTTTTCCCAGAAAACGTGCTAGCAATTGAATTGCTGTTGATAGGACGCATGGACCCAACTCAAAGAAATTGGAATATTGGGGAGACTGTAGAATTATTGGAAAAAGATAATATGGCTTTTGGAGAAAATAATGGCATGGACCACTCCTAGAACTTGGGTTACTGGCGAATTAGTTACAGCTGTAATCTTAAATACTACTGTCAAAGATAATCAGAACTTCCTTTACACCTCCTTTGACGGCTCTGGTGATCTTGTGTGCCAAAGTGTCACAGCGGGAAGTGCTGCATCTGGCGGCAACATTAAACTCGGACGCGATGATGGAACGTATCTGTGGTTGGAGACCGTCGCACCCGGTTCTAATCGAAGCATCAAGATTAATTGCCAGGGCACCGGGACAGTTACCATCATCCCCGCGCTGGCGGTGACCGGCGTTGCGACACTATCCGCGAAGCCTATCTGTTCGACGCTGACGGCGTTGCGGCCAGTGTTTTCAGATGCGTCCTTAGGGCTTGTCTCCAATGCGATT